CCGGAATTCGACCTCGCGGCCTGCGGCATAGCGGTCGGGGGCGGCGACACGGGCGCTGAAGCCGAACCGTCCGAGGACGACTTCTCGCAGGCGGTGGCCGACACCGCGCCGCCGGTGACAAAGGCCGGCGATCTCTTCGCTCTCGGCGACCACCTCCTGATGTGCGGGGACGCCACAAACGGGGAGGCCGTGGGCTTTTTGGCCAAGGCGGGGCCGGTGGACCTCCTGATGACCGATCCGCCATATAACGTGGACTATGAGGGGGGCACGGCCGCAAAGCTCAAGATAATGAACGACAGGATGGACGACACGGTGTTCATCGAGTTCCTCGCAGCCGCGTTCAAGGCGGCTGACAGCGTTATGCGCAAGGGGGCCGCGTTCTATCTTTGGCACGCGAGCAGCAAGGCCTTCTGCGTCCATTCGGCCTGCAGGGACACCGGATGGGAGGTAAAACAGGAACTCATCTGGAACAAGAACAGCTTGGTGCTGGGCCGCCAGGACTACCAGTGGAAGCACGAGCCGTGTCTGTACGGCTGGAAGGACGGGACGCACTACTTCTGCGACTCCAGATCGGAGACCACCGTATGGGACGAGGAGCAGCCGGCCGATTTCACACGGATGAGCAAGCCGGAACTGGTGGCGCTTCTCCGGGAGCTTTACAGCGGCGATGTAAGCACAACCGTGGTCAACGAGGCGAGGCCGAACGCCTCCGAGGATCATCCGACGATGAAGCCGATCCGGCTAATCGGGCGGCTAGTGCGCAACAGCACGCGCAAGGGCGAAAGGGTTCTGGACCTTTTTGGAGGTTCCGGATCCACGCTGATAGCCTGCGAGCAGCTGGGGCGCAAGTGCCTTATGATGGAGCTTGACCCCCACTACTGCGACGTGATAATAACCCGCTGGGAGCGGCTCACGGGCCGCAAGGCGGTAAAAATGAACTGATATGGAAGTATGGAAGAGGATAAACCGAAACGCATAAAAAGGACCCAGGGCCAGCGTTACACGGCCCAGGAGAAACGTCAGATAAAGGACCTGTATCTCGCCGCGCTGGTCGAGAAGGCGGGCCTCAAATATGCCGCCAGAAGGACGGTTGGCTCCATAAACTGGGACACCATAGAGCTCTGGAAGCGTCAGGACCCCGAGTTCGCCGAGGCTGAGGCCAAGGCCATAGCGCAAGGCACCGCGGACTTCGGCGATGTCGCTGAGGCGGCCCTGGTCAAGCAGGTGCAGAGCGGCGACACCACCGCGATCATCTTCGTCCTGAAGACGCGGTTCCGCAACCGCGGCTACGCCGAAAAGCAGGAGATCACCGCGGACGTGAACGCCCGCGGCTTCGAGATAGTGGTGGGGGACCAGCGGACGGCCGACGAGCTGGCCAAGATCAGGGAGGATTAGCCTATGCGCACGTCACGGGTCTTCAGCGAGCTTCTGCACGCCTACACACTCGGCTCCGACATCATTGAGAGCCGGGGCGGCACGCGTTCGACCAAGACCTACAGCGCGCTCCAGCTTCTCAGCCTTCTGGCCGAATACGACAAGACACCGACCGTGACAAGCGTGGTCTCCGAGACCCTCCCACACCTCAAGAAGGGGGCCATCAGGGACTACAAGGCCATCATGTCCGAGGACGGCCGCTGGGACGAGGCGCGGTGGAACGCCACCGACCGGATCTACACGTTCCCGTCAGGCAGCATCATCGAGTTCTTCGGCGCGGACGCGCCCGCCAAGGTGCACGGCCCCGCCCGTGATAGGCTCTTCGTCAACGAGTGCCAGAACCTGCGCTGGGAGACGGTGAACCAGCTCTTCATCCGAACCAAGGGGCTGAAGATGCTGGACTACAACCCCACGCACGAATTCTGGATCCAGGACGAGGTCAGCGGGCGGCCGGGGACCTCGCTAGTCACAAGCACCTATCTCGACAACCCGTTCCTGACCGCGGAACAGGTCCGGGCCATTGAGGCCAACAGGCGGAACGACAACTGGTGGAGGGTGTACGGCCTCGGGGAGTTCGGCCAGCTGCGCGGGCGGATATACGACTTCGAGCAGATAGACCGGATGCCGGACGAGGACCATTTAATCGAGCTGTACGGCCTTGATTTCGGCTTCACCAACGATCCCACAGCCCTCATCCGGATATTGGCCGATACGGGCCGCAAATCGCTTTATCTGGACGAGCTGGCCTACGACACGGGGATGCAGGACGAGGACATCATCCGCACGCTGCGCCTTAACGAGGTGCGCCCGCACGGTCCGGAGATATACGCGGACTGCGCTGAGCCCAAGGCGATAAGGAAGCTCCAGAACGCGGGCTACAACGTCCGGCCAAGCTACAAGGGCAAAGAGCTCGCGTCCCAGATAAGCGAGGTGCAGGGATGGAAAATCTACGTCACGCAAGGCAGCGTGAACCTCATCAAGGAGCTGCGCAACTACACATGGGCGGAAGACGCCAACGGCAAGCTGCTAAATGTCCCGATAGATATGTTCAACCACGCCCTGGACGCGGTGCGCTACGGGGTTTTCACGAAATTCGTCCATCTTGCCCAGGTGCACCGGGGCGACCGTCCCACGACCGCGCCGGGCTGGAGGACCAACAGGAGATGAGCGCGATGAGACTTACAAAGATCAAGACAGTGACGGACCTGCTCCGATGGGAGCCATATCTGCCCGACGCCTACCAGGCGGAACTCCGGTCCATCGAGTGCCCTGCCAAGGTAGGGCTGCATAAGGTGCCCAAGGACCTGAACGGGCTGACGCTGGAGGAACTGGACCGCTTCTGGCAGTCCAGGACACCCGCGGATCTTTTCGAGGCCGCGGGCCATTCTCTTTTCGGATGGACGCGGAAACGGACGATGGCCGCGAAAGCCCTTCCGATGATGGGGGTCCTGAACTTCGTCACGGCAGAACTGGAGCGGATAGCGCGGCTTTTCGAGGCGGCCAACACGCCACCAACCGCCCAGGAACTGATGGCGGGATGCGACGCGCTGGACTTCGGCACGTTCGGGTTGGCGGACTGGTACACCCTCAGGATGGGGCTCCACGACCACGACAAGGCCTTCTCAACGCCTTGGGTAAGGATCTACCAGTGCAGGGCTAATGACGCGGCCACAGCGGCCTTCAGCCGCCGTCTGGCCGAAATACAGAGAAGAGAGATGCAGATGAAACGATAGAGTTATGAACTTTGAGACGATAGTAAGGCAGACCGCTGAGAGGCTCGGCCTACGGTACAAGTTCGGCCCACTCCCCTACCTCAATCAGGTTCTGGACGAAGTGGCCACCACCATCACGGACGAGACGGTGTGCCTTGGCATACAGGTCACGGACGGGACCTACCTCTTTGACGACGGGCCCTATTACAGGCGCGGCGTTGAGACCCAGCGTATGCGGCTGGCATTCTGCCACAAGACACCGCTGGACTACGACCCCACGGTCGTGGAGGCCTTGGTGGCCGACCTTAAGGACACGGGGCTCCGGCTGATTGCGAGCCTTGAGGCCACAGGAGCGTTCACGCCAATAGGCGAAACACTCTACACGGTGATGTTCGACGCGTTCGACGCCAATCTGGTGGTTGTACTCTTCGAGTTCGATCTGGCCGAAAAGGACGGCTTCTGCTTTGACGAATAATGGCGGCAAGGACACAGGCAAGCATCGCCGGGATCCTCAGGGAGGAACTGCTGGGGCTTCAGCAGCGGATCGCGGCCAACATCATCAACACGGGGCGCCAGGCGACAGGCAAGACCATCAGGAGCATGAAGGTCCAGGTGTCACAATTGAGCGGGGTGCTGACGGGCCGCCAGGCGTTCTCCACACTTGAGCGCGGATCGCGGCCTTGGGCGCGGCAATACAGCAGGCCGCCGCGGTGGTTCGCAGAACTGATCCAGCAGTGGATCGACGCGAAACGGCTTGACCTGAACGCCTACGCGGTGGCCAGCAACCTCATGCGGAAAGGCTCGGATCTTTACAGGGCCGGCGGCGGCGCCACCGATGTCTACACAGAGGAGATCCCCAGAACACTCCGCAACATAGGCGCGCGGCTCGCGGACCGGTACGGCTATCTGGTCACCGACCGCCTGAACACCAACAGTAAAGAGATTATCGAGATATGAGAACTACCACATTGACTTCATGCAACGCCACATTGACATATCCCAATGCGGTCGTCTTCATGCACAGCCCGCAGCCGGTAATATACAAGACCACCGCCAGCCAAGGGGAACTGCTTTATTTGGATGTTTTCAACGACGCCACCGAAAAGTTCTATCGGGAAAAGCGGCGATGCCCGGATCCTGTTTCACAGGGCGATGAGGTGACGGCGGAATTCGACATATCGCGCGCCCTGCAGCAGCTTTCGCCCGATATAGACACCCTGCTGCACGGACTGGACTACAGTGGTTGTAAGTCATTAGGCACCGAACTGGGAGTCCAGCTCCGCGATAGCAGCCTTCACATCATCCACAACTTTACGATCTGGGCGCTTCCGGGGGCTCTGGATGCGGGCGAAACCTACAACAGCAACAGGCGCGTCCGGCTGTATCCCAACTGGCCGCAGACAGTGACGGTCGGCAGGCCGAGTGCGGGGGGCACATTCGGCGGCACGACGGTGGCGAAGGGAGCTAAAAGTTACACGGCATCTGGCATGACGGGGCCGACAAGCGAGGTGGCACTGGTGCAGCTGATAAGGGACCAGAGCGGCGCCAGCGACCTGAACAAATTGCTCGCAGGGATAGATCCGGGCCTGCAATGCTATGAGACTATCCAAGAGGCCGGCTGGCTGCAATATAGCGGCTGGGCCGTCCGGCCCTTCACGGTGGACACGACACCTATGTCCTCCGGGCGATATTTCCTGCGATGGCTCAGCCGGTCAGGCGGCGTCCGATATTGGCTCTTTTACGGAGGAGACTATAAGTTCGCGGCCTCCGCGGCCATTAGCTTCACAAGGCGGTACACAGGCGACCCGAACATGCCTGACAACAGGTGCTACCGCAACGAGTTCAAGGCCAACATGGTCGCGGGCCGCACCATGACGCTGGGCGCCCCCGCCGTAACGGATGACGAGTTCGAACTCCTCACCGATCTGACGGTATCGCCAGTCGTGGACCTTTTGACAGGCACGAGCCTCACAGCCCCGACATGGACACGGGTGGCCGTGGCCGCGGGCACCCACACACGCAACAGACGGCGGGCCAACCCGAACCTTCAGGACTTCGAGATCACGGTGACACTGCCGGCCTTGAACTGCATAAACCTGTAGGGCTATGAGGATAGAGCTGTTCATCAACCACCAGAAGGCGGACCTGCCGGCGAATCCGACGATAACCCTGCAATATCGCTCCAATATACTTGGAGACATCTCCAAGTTCCAGAACTCCTTCAGCTATTCGTTCAAGCTGCCGAAAACCGCCAGAAACGCCCGTATTCTCGATGATCCGGGCAATGTGGCACACGAGTCCGAATGGACACACAAAACGCTGCCTGCGGCCCTCATTTGCGACGGTACGGACGTTCTGGGCACGGGGGCGACAGCGGTACTGCTGTCGGTCGGCGATGAATACGAGGTCTCGCTGTTATGGGACAGGATAGGGGCTCTTACCAAATGGCTTGAGAGCGACCCAAGCATCAAGGACCTCGCCAAGATAGGCATTGTGTGGAGTCGGGAGTACACGGCCTACGCGGACTTTGCCACCGCGCCCAAGTCAATCTTCCTGCCGAGTTATGACGCGGGGATAGACCTCGACCGTTTCACGGACTACGCCTGCCACCCGGCGGTCAGCCTGTTCTATCTCTTTGACGCGATATTCACCAAGATAGGCGTGGCGTACACCATGCCTGACGATTATAAGAGAGCCCTGCAATATATGGCGATGCCGCTGCCAACGCGCAACCGGCTGTTCGACAACAGCACTACGGCCTTCACGTTACAGAGTTTCACGACAACCGTATTGTCCACCGAGACCTACGACGTGAAGGTGATCCCAGCCACATATCAGGACAAAGGCGGTAACTATGACAGCGCCGCCAAGATGTTCATCGTCCAGACGGCCGCGCCTGAGGTACAAGTCAATATATCGCTTATAATGGGCGTAACCGTCAACGCCCGCGTGGATGCAAGCAAGGGCAACGATATGGTGATAGTCGGGGTGGCTGAGGACGGCACAGAGCAGGACATCACAAGCTGGCCGATTGATGTGACCATAGAGAACAAGCCAGGGAGCTACAGCGGGCCGCCAAGCACACTGGACGTAAGCGACACCGTCAAGCTGACAGGCTATAAGAACTATTACTTCAAATTGACCAACAGCTACTCATGGGACAAAAACCGGGTGTCGGTCTTCAGCGTAACGCCGCAATACAACACCGTGTATCTCGGCCAGGAGTTCACGACATACAACCTTCCGGACATATCGCAGGTCGCGCTCGTGAAGGCGGTATGCGCCCTTTACAACCTCGCGATGACACCAGGCGAATCCGGCGTGTCATTCGCGCCACGAAAGGACCTGTTCAACCAGGCGATAAGCTCGCAGAAGTCCGTTGACTGGTCGGACAAGCTCATAGGCGACAAGGACCCCACAGAGGTGGGCTTCACGGTGGAGGGCTACGAGGCGCAAAAGAACTGGTTCCGATGGAAGGCTAACAAGTTCAGGGACACGGACGCTGACGGGGCGATAGACATCAACGACACAACGCTGCCGGCCGAACAGGACGTGTACACCCTGCCGTTCGCGGCCACAGAGACCTACACGGGCAAGACCGATCTGTATGCCAAGAAGTACTCCAGCGGGAAATGGTCGCCGGCGCTACAGAGCAACGAGCCGCTTCTAATGCAGGTGACCAACGACGGGGGCAACTGCGCACTCCGCTTCAGTTCCGAGGAGCTCTGGAGCCAGAAGCTGGAGAACCCAGACTATCTGCCTATGGCGGACGCGCTGGCAAGCCCGACGATCATCAAATGCAGGCTGAATCTGAGTCCTCTGGACCTTCAGGGACTGGACTACAGCCGCGCGATATACCTGCGCCAATACGGGGCCCATTTCGCCCTGATATCCCTGCGAACCGACAGCAAGGGGAACAGCGAGGCCGAATTATTAAAACTCACATACTATGGCTAGTGTACAGACCACAAAGGACACCATCCTTCGGGTGATCGTGGACAACAACAAGGCGATCGCCCAAATCGCCGAATGGAACGAGCTCATCGACGAGCAGAAGGAAAAACAGCAGCAGCTCAAGAAGGCGCGCAAGGACGGCACGATGAGCGAGCAGGACTACCAGAAGGCGATGGCCGCCAGCCGCAACGAGGTGGCGGCCTACAACAAGCAGATGGCCGCGCTCAACAAGGAGGTGCAGAACAGCGTCAAGATAGACAGCGAGAAGGCCGACAGCCTCGCGGGCCTGAGGGCCGAGCTGTCCAACGCAACGAAGGAGTATGACAGCCTCAGCGCGGCCGAACGGAACGCCGCGCAAGGACAGGCCCTGCAGCAGCACATCAACGATGTAACCAAGCAACTCAAGAATGCCGAGGAGGGCACGGGGCGGTTTTACCGAAACGTGGGAAACTACACCAACAGCATCACACAGGCGTTCCAAGGTATGGGGGGCGCGGCGGGGGCGGCCATCAACCCGATCAAGAAGGTTACAATGGGCTTTCAGACTTTGAGCAAGACGCCGGTGATAGCCATATTAGGACTGCTGGCCAACATCATCGCGGCCGTCATCAAGGCATTGAAGAGCTCGGAGGACAACATCAACGCGGTCACCGTCTCCTTCAGCGCCCTGAGCGGGGTCGGCACGATAGTCACCAAAATCATGCAGAAGCTAGGAGGGGTCGTAGCCAAAGCGGCCGAATGGCTCGGCAAGGCCGCGGACAAACTGGGGCTTATAACGGACGCGATGAAGACGGAACAGCAGCTGACCCGCGACCAGATAGCCCTCAGCAAGGTTGAGCGCCAAAACCGAATGAAGAATGCAGATGACGAACTCAAGATTGCCAAGCTGAAGGTGCAGGCGGCCGACAAGACCAAGTACAGCGCAAAGGAGCGGCTGGCCTTCCTACAGCAGGCCGCGGATCTGGAAGAAGGGATATCGAAACGAAACCTGGACACAGCAAAGGAGCAGTACCGTATCCTTCAGGAGAAGTCCAAGCTCGCGGACAACTCCGCCCAGGAGAATGACGAGCTGGCCTCCGCCTACGAGAAGATGCGCCAGGCGGAAACGTCCTACTTCAACAAGACCAAGGAACTCACGGGCCAGATGGTCACCGCAAGGCAGGAACTGCTCGGGGCCGCAAAGGCTGAGGCGAAAGCGACGGTGAAAGCCGAAAGCGACAAGACCAAGGCCACGAAAGAGGCGGTCAAGACGGAAAAGGAGCTGATGCTTGAGCGCGCCGAAATGAGGTCCAAGGAGATAGCCGAAGAATTGAAGACAGTGGAGCAAGGCACACAACGGGAATATCAATTGAGGCGCGATCAGATGGAGCTGGAGACGGAACTGGAGATCCAGAAGCTGTCCCAGATGGACGGAACGAACGAGCTTATAAGACTGAAGCGCGAAACACTCCTGCAGTCACTGCGGGAACTCGATCAGGAGTACGAGGACGCGCTGGTGGCCGATATGATGGACACCACGGAAAAGATGCTGGACCAATGGCAGGCGGAACACGACAAGGAAAAGGAGCTGGCCCAGGCGCGCAAGGACATGCAGCTTGACGCGGCCGGTGCGATAGCCGGCGCGCTTGGCACAACCTCACGCGCGCTGTCCGACCTTGGCGATTCCAACAGCGCGCTCACCAAGCTGTCCAAGGTTCTGGGGCTCGCCCAGATAGCCATCGACACGGGCGTGGCCACCGCCGAGGGAATCAAGAGTGCGATGGGCGCGCCGTTCCCCGCCAACCTCGCGGCCGTAGCGACCACCATAGCCACCGTGGTATCCGGTATGGCCTCGGCCATAGCCAGCGTGAAGTCGGCCAAGTTCGCCACGGGCGGCATCGTGACCGGCCCGGGAACCGCCACAAGCGACTCGATCCCAGCGCGCCTCAGCAACGGGGAAAGCGTTATGAACGCCAGAAGCACATCGATGTTCGCCCCCGTCCTGTCCGCATTGAACCAGGCGGGTGGCGGCGCGGCCTTCAGCGGCCTCAAGGGCTCGGACTCCGGCTTCGACTTTATGGCCTCGGCCATAGCGGCGGGGATGCAGTCCGCGGACATATACGTCAGCGTGGAGGCGATAGACAGGGTGTCGGCGAACACCAACCGCGTCAAGGCACTGGCGACCCACTAATTTTTTTTTTACGCAAAAGTGCTCAGATATTGAGCATTATTCCTATATTTGCAAGGACACCATCTTAGACCACTATGCAGCTGAAAATCTTTGACGACATTATAGATGACAACCAAGCCCGAGAGCTACGATTCTGGGGCATTGAACAGGGGGTCTGCTTCAGGGATATTGACGAGTTCCTCAGGGCCATTCCGGACGGCGACAATGAGATAGACCTGCGGCTGAACTGCTGCGGGGGCGATGTGGCCACGGGGTGGTCCATTGTAGACAAGCTGCGAGCTTCCGGAAAGAAGATAACGGCTACGGTGGAGGGTACGGCAGCGAGCATGGCCAGCGTTGTGCTGCTGGCAGCCTCAGAACGCAAGGCCTACCCACATTCGCAGATACTTATCCACGATCCCTATTATCCCGAATATTCCCTATATGAGAGCTACAGAGCGGAGGATCTTGACAAGCTGGCCGAAAGCCTGAGGGCCGAAAGCGCGAGGATACTGGACTTCTATGTGGAAAGGACCGGATCCGACCGCGCTGTTTTGGAGGCGATCATGGACGAGGACCGTCCGATGTACGCGCAAGAGGCCAAGGAACTGGGCTTCATAACCGAGATACTCCCACCCATATCAGCGTTAGCAAGACATCACAAATCAATCCTATTCAACATGTCAAAACCAAACAAAAAGCAAAGCGCGCTCGCCAAGGCGATGCAGGCGCTACAGGCCGCCCTCGGGCTGGACGAACCGAAGGCGGTAAGCTACGACCTCCAGACAGCGGACGGAGGAACCCTCACCATCGACAAGCCTGAAGGAGAAGACCCAGCGGTCGGCGACACCGCAAGTCCAGACGGCGAACATCTTATGCCGGACGGTACAACCATTGTGGTCGCCGATGGGGTGATCACCGAGATCAGGCCGGCGGACGAGCCGTCAGGCGAGGAGGACGAGGACGCGGTGAACGAAGCGGTGCAGCAGATCACCGACCAGATCAAGCAACTCAGGGCCGCGGCCAAAACACCGGAAGAGCAGGCCATCCTCGACAAGGTCAAGGCCGCGGGCGGCGCGGAATGGCTCGAGAAGGCCATCTCCAGCCAGTACCAACCGGCCACGCGCCAGACAAGATCCAAGCAGGCGGCCACGGCGGCCGAATCCTCAAAGCTCTCCGAAAGGCTTGACGCTCTCCGCAAAAAGAACCAGTAAAAAATCAAGACGACTATGGCATCATCAGGACTTAACTTTCTAAATCTCACCCCCACTAACGGCGCGGTGCAGGAACTCAAAGAGCTCATCTTCCTGTCTTTTGTGGACGCTGAGGGTCTGGGCGGATTGTTCAACTTTATGCCGGGACAACAGGACGGCAAGAAGCTGGGCCTTATAGGCCAGTTCGGCCTTCTCGGCTCAGCCTCGCAGGGCTGCGACCCTACCTACGGCAACGACCTTGTCGCCACAAGGGAGAAGACCTGGAACATCAAACGTTGGGAGATCGCGGAACAGATCTGTTTCACAGACCTTCTCTCCACCCTCGCGAAAACGGCGCTGAAAAAGAAGACGCAAGTAGCCGACCTGACAGGCACGGACTACATGGACTCCATCCTTATGCCATTGCTGGAGGAGGCCGCCAAGCGTACCGTACTGCGTCTTGCATTGTTCGGAGATCCGGACGCGAGCGTCTACGACAAGACCAACAACTCCACCGGCACTCTTAAGGCGGGCACGGACAAGAAGTACTTCACCGTCACAGCCGGCCTCTGGAAACGCATCTTTGAGGGCGTGGCGATAGCCGCCGGCACAGACGGCCACATCACACGAGTGACCGTGGACGCCAACACCAAGACCTCCATCGCGCTCCAGAAGGCCGCCATCAGGACCGCGGGCGTTGCGACCGGAATTCTCGACGACCTCATCGAGGACGCCCCGCAGAACCTCCGCCAGGCACCGAACCAGATCATCTACATCACCCAGGCACTCGCGGACGCGGTGTCCAGGGACATCAAGAAGAACAACAAAGGCAGCGAGCTCCAGTGGAAATCTCTCTTCATGGGCATCACGGAGACCACCTATAACGGCATCACCGTAAGGGCTATTCCGTTCATGGACGAGATCATCCAGTCCTATCTGCAGAACACCACCAACACCGACGCGTGGGACAAGCCGTACAGGGCTATCTACACGATCAAGGACAACCTCCTCATCGGCTCGGAAAGCGAGAACGAGATCGCCGAGATTGACGCGTGGTTCGAGAAGAAGGACCAGAAGAACTACATCCTTTGTCGCGACACCATCGGGGCTCTCATCGGCGACGAGAACCTCATCGCGGTGGCTTATTAACAGGGAGGGCTTGTTATGAGCTGGTGCGACGGATTAATCTCAAAGGGGCTGGAGCAGGGAGACTGCTCCAACCGCCCCGTAAAGGGCTTCGAACACGAGGCCCTTCTGATAAACAGGGCCGACATAGACTGGTCGGGAGTGACCTACTGCACGACCAACCCCAATGTGGTCACCGCCCTGCCGCTAAAGACAGACAAGACCGCCTTTGTGGTATGGCAAAGGGGAAGCCAGCCGTTCAGCGGCTCAACGGACTCCGGGGAGGCCGGAACCTACATAAACACCGTGACCAAGAACCTCGTGGTCGCCATACTGACCAACGACAAGGAGGTTGCCAACAAGTTCCTTGACCCAGCGCTCAACGGCGACTTCGTGGCCATCATGGAATGCAAGGACAAAGGCGCGGGCAACGCCAGCGCGTTCATCATCAAGGGGCTCCACAACGGGCTCCAGATGTCGGCCTACGAGGCTGACGCGTATGGTGACGCCTTCGGCGGCGGCCTGCTCACCCTCACCGAGACAGGAGCTCCTATGGCCAAGGTCTATCTTGGCGACAACTACACAGCCGGAAAGACACTGTATGACGGGCTGAAAGACTGAAAGCAATGACGTACAAGGAGGCCCTTGAACATCTGGAACGTCTCCGCTCGCTCATAGCAGGCGGCGGGGACGATTCCGTTTACAACGGGGACGACCGGAGCCTTATCGAAAGCCTCTACAGGAACGAGATGGGGCGATCCCTGCGCGAATGTTCTTGCAAGCACCGCTACACGGACGGGGTCATGGAACTTTATCATCAATTAAGGATCAACAAGAAGATGCAAGAGGATAAACAATATCTGTTGAAGGCAGGACTGCTCGTCTGGATAGGGAGCGATTGTTATAACCGCCACACCTTGACTGACGAACTGGCCATCGAATATCTTAACGCGCACCCTGACGCCACCACACAATTCGACCGCGTCCCGAAAGCGATAGACGATTAGACAAGCGACATTTATGAAGACAAGAGATCTGCCATTCGCCGAACCTTCGCTGACCCCGCGATATCTAAGCTCGCTCGGGGTCAAATCCTATGATGAGGATAACCTGTATCCCCAGAACGCGCAAACCATCATCGGGAACTCCAAGACAGGCAGCGGGTGCCTGCAACGCTACGCCGACTACCTGGAGGGCAACGGCATAAAGTCTCCAGCCATCGCGGCGTTTGTCATCAACCACAAGGGCGAAAAGATGAACGACCTGCACGCCCTGGTGGCCGCCGATCTCGCCAGCTTCAACGGATTCGCGATCCATGTCAACTATAACGCGCTTGGCCATATAACGGAGCTCCAGCACGTGCCGTTCGAGAACGTAAGGCTCTGCGAGCCGGACGAGGACGGCAACATCCTGCAGGTGGCGATACACCCGGACTGGACCGGAAGGCTGACACGCTGCGGCAAGACAGTGAAGGTGAAAAGGGAAAACATCGACTATATAGACGTTTTCAACCCGGAACGGGCGGCCACCCAGATGATGGACGCGGGCGGACCCCTGCATTACAAAGGCCAGATCTATTATTACAGCCGCGCGGGCCATCTGCAGTACCCGCTAGCCGAATACGACTCAATACTTACCGACCTCAGCACCGACGAAGGCCTCAGCAACCTGATGCTCCGGAATGCGCGGATGAACTTTCTCCCGGCGGGCGCGTGGGTGCACTATCGCAGCCAAGGATTGCCGAACGACGGTGAGGACATCGACGGCTACGGAGATGCGGAAGGCTACTACGCAGAAGAGCTGCGGACCCTGCAAGGGGACAAGAACGCGATGAAAATTATGGACGTGACCATCGAGAACTCCGAGGACAAGCCGGAATTCATCCCCATACAAGGTGATAACCTCGACAAGGAGTTCACGGCCACGGCAACCGAGGTCAAGGACTGCATCTACAGCCGTTTCGGCCAAGAGGGCTTCCTGAGCCTGCGCAACGGCAAGGTGGGCTTCTCCGGCACACTGGTGACCGATATCACCACCGACTACGCCAACCGATGCGTCAAGCTTCAGGGAGTGCTCACACGGATCTACAGGGAAATCCTTAGCTACTGGACCCCAGACAAGCCACTGCCGGAGCAACCTACGCTAGAGGCTCTGGCCATATTACGGCTTACCTACATCACCGGACAAACCAATACACAAGGAGCATGAGACATCTTATCACTCTGGAAGACATATCACGCCTGGCACGCGCCTGCAACGCGGACCGGAGTATCGCGGCCTCGCTCATCGCCGAAGCCGAAAGACAGGACATCAAGCCTAAAATCGGTGACGCACTGTTCATAGCCATAACGCAAGACGACACCCCCGCCGGATACGACACACTGCTGGACGGGGGCGAATGGGCGCAATCTGACGGCACAGCGCGATGGCTCACAGGTCTGCGTACGGCCGCGGCATATTACGCCTACGCCCGAATCATCAGAGACGGCAACATCCAGAGCACCCGCTACGGCGCGGTGGTCAAGACCGAGGACAACAGCGCGGACGCTGAACGCAGCGAGCGTATGAGGCAATATCGTGAGGCGTTCGCGGCCGCGGACGGCTACATGACGGAGGTTCTAGACTATCTCCGCCAGAACGCATGCATGTTTCCGGAATACCAAACCAAGACCTTCAAGGCGAACCGCACTATCATCAGGACACTGGACGGATGCCAACAACGGAGAAAATCACGATATTCCGACAACACACCTACGGTCATCGCCGGCCAGCAGGGGCCTAAGGGTGACCAAGGCGAAACGGGGCCGCAAGGGCCTAAGGGTGACCAAGGCGAAACGGGGCCGCAAGGGCCGAAAGGCGACACCGGAGACGCCTTCACCTATGCTGACTTCACTCCGGAGCAGCTCAAGGAGTTGACAGGCCCACAGGGCCCGAAGGGCGACCAAGGGGAAACAGGGGCGCAAGGGCCACAAGGCGACCAGGGAGAAACAGGGCCACAAGGCGACCAGGGAGAAACAGGCCCGCAAGGGCCAAAGGGTGACCCTGGAGACACAGGGCCGCAAGGGCCAAAGGGCGACCCTGGAGACACGGGGCCAAAGGGGCCAAAGGGTGACCCTGGAGACACGGGGCCGCAGGGGCCGAAGGGCGACCCTGGAGACACGGGGCCGCAAGGGCCGAAGGGCGACCCT